AAAGAAGGAGATTCGCCATGGCACGGACAACTATTTTGCCGACTGACCCCAACAAGCGCAAAGCCTGGGCGGCAGCGGTGGCCGAGGACGCTGCCAAGACGCAGTACTTTGCTCGCATGCAAGGGCCCGAAGGCTCACGCAGCGCAATCGTCAAGAAAACTGACCTCGAAAAAGGCGCTGCCGACGAAGTGACCACCGCACTGGTGGCCAAACTGCGCGGTCAACCGATCACCGAGGGCAAGAAGCTCGCGGGTTCTGAATTCAAGCTCTCGCACAGCTCGCATTCCATGCGCATCAACGAGTTCCGCCATGGTGTGAACGTCGGCGCCCGCATCGAGCAGTCCCGTGTTGGCTTTAACCTGGCCCGCCAGGGGCGGGAGAAGCTCACCGAGTACATCAAGGAGCTCTACGAAGAAGTGATCTGCATGGCTGCCTCTGGCGCCCGCGGTACCGGTGATGAAATCCAGCACTTTGGCACCGAGTACGTGGGTTACCCCAATGCCCTGCGCACGCCGGACGCATCCCACTACTTTGTCGGCACCGGTGGTGACAAAACCAAGGCGACTCTCACCAGTACCGACAAACTGACCCTGGCCACCATCAACAAACTGCGCACCAAGGCCAAGAAAATGCTCGGTGGCGCACCCGACAAGGCAGTCAAGATGACGCCGGTGAACAAGGGTGGGCGTGATGTCTTCATTCTCTCGGTCTCGCCCGAGGTCATGCAGGACATTCGTGATGACTCTGGCGCCCAGGGCTGGTTTGAATCGCAAAAGGCACTGGTGTCCTCGATTGGCAAAGATGCCGAGATCTTCAAGGGCGGCGCTGGCATGTACAACGGCATCCTGGTTGACGAGATGGAAACCTGCGTCAAGTTCTCGGACTTTGGCAGTGGGGGTGACCTGCCGGCAGCGCGTTCTTTGTTTCTGGGCTCCAACGCGGTCGTTACTGCGCATGGCACCAAGGGCATGGCGGACGGCATGTCGGTCAGCCTGGACGAGGATACGGATGACCGCAAGCACGATCACATCCTGTTCTTCGAAATGATCTTTGGCGTCGACAAGACCCAGTTCAACGGCATGGATTACGGGATGATCACCGTCGATTCTGCTTTTACCGCCGCTGTTTAAGGAGAATCGACATGGCACTTTACCAATCCAAACAAGTCAAGGCCGGTGTTTGCGCTGCCAGTGCAGACGAAGCCAATGACCTGATGGCCATTACCGGTGAGTTTGTGGTTCCGGCCGCATTGGCGGTGAACGACGTGATCGAGTTCGGCGCTTATCCAGCTGACACCATTGCGCTGGACCTGATTGTGGCAACGCAAGACCTTGATACCAACGCCACACCGACCCTGGTGCTGGACGCTGGCATTCTGAGCGGTGACTATGCCAAGGCAGATTCAAGCCGAACCTGTGGGGCTGAGTTCATTGATGCCACTACCGTGGGCCAGGCTGGTGGCGTGGCACATGCTGCTGTGGCAGCAGGGCTGCTGAGTGCACCGAGCTTGAGTGACAGAGGCTTTGGCCTCAAGGTGAAGGCTGCGGCTGCGACGCTGACGGTGGGGGCCCGGATTCGGGTGACCCTGATGGTGGCACCACCGCCTTTGAGCATTGACGCTGTTTGAGCATGGGCAAGCGCCAGATTCTTCAACTGAAGAAGCAGGGGCTGGAGCAACTGATGCTGGAGCCACAGGGCGAAACCCCTGAGGTGCAGGCTGAAACTACCGTGGGTGGGGAAGCCGTGCCGGTGCGGGCAACGGATCGGGACTTTCCGAACCGGCTTAGTGGTGGTGCTTTGCGGGAACTGGCGCATCAACGTGGTTTGGCCAGGTCATCGCTGGACAGCATGACCGACACCAAGATTCGTGAACAGTTGCGCTACATCTTGCAGCGCCAGTATGAAGAGCCATGATCTGGTCTGACTTCTACCCCTGGGTGCTGCCCAGCGTGCCGGGGTGTCCAAACCCCACACTGGATTTGCACATCAGGCAGGCTGCCATCGAGTTTTGTCGCAGGACGCTTTGTTGGGTTCGCACGCTGGACCCGGTTGATGCCAATGGGATGGATATCCGGTTTGATCTGGATTTGCCGAGTCAGACTCAGGCTGTGAAGTTGATGGCTGTGGCGGTCAACGGGTTGGCATACCTTTTGGTGGATACCCAGCGCGGCTTGCAACGGGTGCGCCAGGGCAGTGGGGCAGATTTCTCATTCACCCAGGACAAGCTGACGCTGGATGTGCATCCGCTGCGCGCTAGGGGCAACAGCATTGAGGTGGACATGGCGCTGGCGCCGAGTTTCAACGCCGGCAGCATCGAGACCGATGTGGCGAGCCCATATTTGCGGGAGATCGCTCAGGGTGCATTGGCGACTTTGCAGATGATGGCGGGGGTGGCGTGGTCTGATCCGGTTCTTGCCGGCACGAACAAGGCGCTGTTCAATCAGCGTGTGGCGACGGTGGCGATGCACTTTGCGCGGGGGCAGGGGGCGGCGAAGTTGGTGAGTTCCCGGACTTATTGCTAACGGGCTGACTCAAGATCTATTCGATCTTTGGTCAAATGCCACTCATCACGGCGTCCATGGCCGCGATGATGTCGCTGGCACGATCCCGAATGGATGCGATTTCTGTTTTGAGCAGGCGCTTGTCAAGCGGTGCAGCTTCAAAGGGCACCAGCATCAGGTTCTTGCGACGTACGGTGAACACAGGGCAGAGGCGCTGCGGTAATTCTTTGGCGGCCAACGAAGTTACTGCGAGCGGTACCACCATGCGCGTTGCCAGACTACTCAGCAGATTGCTTTGAATGTCGACCACAAACGGGTACTGGTCCCGCATGCGTGGGCTCGGATTGTCGTAAACATCGAATTGCATGCTGCCTACCAAACCCGCAGATCGTCACACCACAGACCATGGGCTTGGAAACGGGCGTTTTGCTCTGCAATCCAGACTCGATGCGCTTTTTCAAACTGGACCTTTCGCTGTACCAGGGTCTTGCTCTGCGCGGCAGTCTGCAACGCCTCGAACTGCTCGGCCGACACAATCACTGTGTCGATGTATCCATCTTTTTCAACAAAAACCGGCCTTGTTTTAGCCTGGGCGCAGATAGCCCCGAACCGATTTTTGGCTTGGGTAGCTGTAACTTGCATGGCAAGACTCCGTGGATTGATGTTTAGCTATTTTAGCTAAATTTAATTGTTGTGGATTGATTGTCCACAGCCTCGCGCAGTGCCTTGCCGGGTTTGAAGCGGACCGTTCTTTTCTCGGGAACGGCAACACTTTCGCCGTTGCGGGGATTGCGACCGACCCGGGCTGCACGGTGGCTCACCGAAAAACTGCCAAAGCCACGGATTTCTATGTGATGGCCGGCCACTAATGCATCTTGCAGGGCATCAAGCAGGGTGTTGACGGCAAACTCCGTATCGTTTTTTGTCAGGTTGACAAAGCGCGCTGCCAATTCGTCGATGAGGTCCGAGCGGTTCATGAGCCAATCGTAACTTGAGAAAATCTCGACTTGGCTTACGGAGTCGATCCTATGTGGGTGGAACTGGAGGTGCCAGAAAGCAGGTGAGATCATTCGGTCTTCCCGATGCCTTCCATTCAACGCCTTGGCGCTACGCCGGGGTGGAAATGTCACCGGCGTTTGTGTTCCTGGATGTGTTCACCCATTCACTTGGCAATTTTGAAATTGATGTTTCCATCGTCGCCGACATGAAAGGAAATGCTACCGTCTGCGTTTTGACGAACTTGCGCGTTTCCTTGAGTTTCCATGAACGCTCCAGAACCTGCTGTGATGGCGGTATTGTTCGTGGTTAGGGAACTATTGTTTCCGACAATTGCGCCACCTTGAACGCTTCCAAACGTTAGGCCCTGACTTCCATGCAGGTGTGATTGCTGAATGACGAGAAAGCCCTTCGTCGCTAAGGCGCTTATTACTGTTTCGGCGCGCATGGAGATGCCATACATGTTTATACGGTTCTGAATTTCCTGCTCGACTTGCTGCGTATTCGCAGACTTCCCAGCAAGACCCTTTAGGAGGTCGTAGATCGCATTTGTTGCGAGTCCTAGCCCGAGTTGTCCGAGAGTGGCAAGTAATGCGTCCATGATGTCTCCTTTTAGTGATTGGAATAGCTAATGTCGTGGGGATCATCGGCTACGCAGGCGGCAAGTCGCCCACAGCGCGTCACACCTTCAATATTGAAATACGACAGAGCGATTCTGATCGTCAATTTGTGAATTTCATATCCCCCGTTTGGGGGATATGAAAGGCGCATATCGATGCCTGACAGGATCGGAATCAAGCTAATTGACCGTCAAGTTGCAGGTCATTGTGCTGATGGCCCGGTGCATCCCCGCTCCTGCCGTTGACTCCGACAAATTCCAGGCGATTCTTGCTGCATTCGCAGTAGGAATTGCCATGACCATCACCGCCCAATCGATCATTCACCGAGCCACGGACCTCTTGCAGGACCAGACTTCGGTGCGTTGGCCTGCCAATGAGTTGGTGCGCTGGCTCAATGACGCGCAGCGTGCTGTCATCAAGGTGCGTCCTGACTCGATGAACACCACAACGGCGTTCCGTTGCTCGGAAGGCAGTCGCCAGACTTTGAAGAGTTCTACTGCAACCGCTGGCACAAGTGCGCTGGCCCCGGCGCCGGCCAAACTGATTGAGATTACCCGCAACTTGGCGGCGACTTCTGCCAAGAAGGCCGTGCGCGAAGTGGCGCGCGGCATCATGGACGCGCAAACACCGGGCTGGCACAACCTGCCGGCAACCGTGGACATTCAGCATTTCATGTTCGATCCGCGGGACCCGTTGACCTTTTACACGTACCCGCCGGCCACCTCTGCAGCGGAACTGGAACTGATGTACGCCGCCTACCCGACGGACATCACGGAACCGGCTGAAGGCACAACGTATACGGCGGTCATTGGCAGCCTGAGCCTGCCCGATATCTACGCCGATGACGTACTCAATTTGATTCTGTACCGGGCCTATTCCAAGGACTCGGAATACGCCGGTAACGCAGAGCGTGCATCCGGTTACATGCAAATGGTCACTGCTTCGTTGGGTGCGGAAATCGCCGCAACGATGGCTGTGAAACCGCAGATGAAACCCGGCATGACCGCTTAATTTCTCAGGAGTAAATCATGACCCTCAATACGCAAATTGCAGACGCCACCGTCAACGCCCAAGCTAACGCATTGGCCGCGCTGTGCAACTCTGGCCTCATCAAAATCTATGACGGCACTCAACCGGCAACGGCTGACACCGCCACTTCCAGCAACACCCTTGGCGTGACGCTGACGTTCGGCGCGACAGCGTTCCCGAGTGCAGTTTCTGGTCTGTTGACGGCCAACGCCATTACCAGTGGCACGGCGGTCGCAGCGATCACGCCGACCTGGGCTCGGGTTTTCAAATCCGATGGCACCACGGTGGTGATGGACGTGTCTGCTGGCGCTTCTGGTTGCAACTTGACCATTGGCCCGTTCACTGCGGGTACTGTGGTTTCGGCCACCAGCTTCACGCACGACGTTCGCAACAGCACATCCGACTACTAAGCCGCGCAGGGTTGTGAACCATGCGCCTGAACTCGTCCGCGCTTAACTCGGCGGCCCTTGATGGGTCGTCTGGGATAACCATCGAGTGTTCAGGCGCGTCTTCTCAGGCCCAAGGCGCTTCTGTTGCGCTGGTCCGCGCCGTATCCTGCGCCAGCGCGTCCTCCCAAGCGCAGTCTTCCGCTGCAGCGATCGAACGCTACCAGTATTTCTCTGACGCTGACAGCATTGTCCAGACCGCCGCTGGTGCGTTGACGCGCACGGTCAACTGCGACTCTGCGACAAGCCAGAGCCAGCAAGCCAGTGCAAATGCAGACCGTGCGGTTAATGCGGCGTTGGCGTCTGGTCAGGCTCAATCATTTGCCGCCACTGTCCGGTTTGAAGTAACGATAGTCTCGTCCCAAGGGCAGCGCTTCGCTGCTGAAATGGAGCGCACGGCTCCGGCTGCTGTAGCGGCAGAACAGGCCCAAGGAGCGCAATCGGCAGCAGAGCGCAGCATTACTCTTGCCGGGGAAGGTTCGCAATCCCAGAGCCTGTCTGGTGACACTGGGAGGGATGTTTCTTGCGCCTCGCAATCCAGTCAGTCGCAATCCACTTCGGCTGATTTTGGCCGGGAGGTTTTTTTCGATAGCGCGACATCGCAGTTGCAGACTGCCTCGATTGCAGCATCGCGGCTGCTTGAGTCCACCAACGAATCTTCTCAGGCCGGGTCTATTGACGCCGCTGCTTCCCGTGAGTTGTTCTTTGCTCTGGATGGCAGCACGGCACAGACCGCAACTTCTGCACTGGCGCGTGATATTTACTGCGATCTGGCGTCGGAACAGGCGCAATCCACATCGGCAGCGGCGGTACGCGATCTGGCGTTCGGATCGGCCTCGGAACAGACCCAATCTGTCACTGGCGAAACCGAGCGCGATCTGTCCTCAAGTGCCGAGTCGGCCCAAGTTCAAGCGCAATATGCTGATGCAGTTCGCACCCGGTACTTCACGGCTGAACCCGGTCAGGTTCAATCGTCCGATGGCACAACCGGGCGCGATCTGGCCGGGTATGTGGATGCTTCTCAGGCTCAGTCGGCCAACGCAGAAACCCAGCGTGATGTCAGCAGTGAGTCGGCCAGCGAACAGGCGCAGTCGTTTGACGCGGCGATGCAACGCGCGGTCTATGTCGAGGGTGTGGATAGCATCGTCCAGTCTGTCGTTGGCGCGATGGAGCGGCTGGTCGAGGGATCGTTTGCCACCGCGCAAGCCCAGTTTGTTGATGGAGCAACGGTTCGCACGGTTTCTTGCAATTCCGCTTCGGCGCAGAGCCAAGGTTCACAGATCGCTCTGGTACGCACGGTCGACTTCGATCAGGCGTCTGGTCAGTCGCAGGAAAGCGCAATCGCCGCGATCAGGACGCAGTACTGGACGAACGAATCCGCACAGGCCCAAGGGTCCAATGGTGCGGCCCTGCGCGATGTGTACACGGTCAGCGCATCTTCGCAAGTCAACGCGACGGATGGTGCGACACGGCGCGATCTGTCGGGCTGGAGCATCACGTTCCAGTCGCAGTCTGTTCAGGCCGCCACCCGGCGCGATCTGTACTTCACCAGCGAGGACGGCATCACGCAGTCTCTGTCCGGTGAAATGCGCCGGGATGTGTACTCGGCCCATGCGTCCGCGCAAGGCCAGTCGGCCAGTGGCGCAACAGTCAACACTGTGTACGGACAGTCACAGAGCGCACAGGCCGAGAGCTTTGAGGCTGCCTTCATGCGGGACGTTTACGCCTTCGCAGAACTCGCGCAAGCGCAGGGCGCAGCAGCCGCAGCCAACCGGTATCGGTTCTTTGATGGCTCCAGCGAACAGGCGCAAACAGACGCGATTGAAACCTGGATGGGCTCAGGTGATCCATCCGTCTTCATTGCCTATGTGGCGGTGCAACCAAACAAGGCTGTTGTGCCGACTCAAATCCATGAGGCGACGCTATGACCATTCTTGCCAAGTTTGAAAAGCAACCTGCTGACGTGCAGGACTTTGACATTGACTTTTCTGAGTGGCTGATCGGTATGGACGATACAGCGCCTGGACCAGATGGTTTGTCTGTTGAAGCAGAAGTCGGGGTTGCCATTTTGGCATCGGTCTTGCGCAACGGAGTTGCAAAAGTCTGGACCTCCGGCGGCACTGACGGCAGAACCTACAAGATCAGCGCCACCGTGACCACCTTGGGCAACAGAACCAAACAGGCTGAAATCAAAGTCAAGGTGAAGGAATACTGATGGCTACGCAACTGTTTGCCAACAACGCCAGTTCAAGCCTTGCATCTGGCATCACCAATGTTTCCACTTCGCTGACTCTGGCAACGGGGCAGGGTGCGCTGTTTCCCAGCCCAACTGGCGGCGATTGGTTCCTGCTGACACTCACGCAAGCAACGGGTATTGAAAGCTCATGGGAAATCGTCAAGGTCACAGCTAGAACCACAGACACGCTGACCATCGTCCGCGCACAGGAAAGCACATCGGCCGCTGCATGGAGCGCCGGGGCCAAGGCAGAGGCACGGCTGACCGCAGGGAGCTTGATACCCGCAGTGGCAGGGGGCCAGAACGGCTTGCTGTTTGGATCGGACAAGGCCAAGCTCGACGCATTGAGCGGCACCAACAGTGGCGACAACGCCGTCAATAGTCTTTACTCTGGCCTGGTGAGCAACGCCACCCACACGGGTGATGTGTCCGGGGCCACCATACTGACTCTAGCCGCGATCATCACAGCGGCTGGCCCGATTGGCGGCGCCTCGGCTGTGCCGGTCATCACCTTCGACGCCAAAGGCCGACTCACAGCTGTCAGCAGTGCCACCATCACCCCGGCTGCAATCGGGGCGCAAGTGGCCGGGACGTATGCCACTGGCACTGGCACGGCCAGCGGAACCAACACAGGCGACGAGACACTTGCAACAATCAAGACCAAGCTGGGGATCACCACCCTGTCTGGAGCGAACACCGGGGATCAGACGATCCCGACAACTCTCCCGGCCTCAGACGTGTACGCTTGGGCCAAGGCGGCAACGAAGCCCAGCTACACAGCAAGTGAAGTCGGGCTTGGCAATGTGGCTAACGCCGCGCAAGTGACAAGTGTTTCTGGTACTGCGCCGGTGGTATCCAGCGGAGGCACAAGCCCCGTTATCAGCATGGCGGCAGCCACCGCCGTGGTCAACGGCTACATGACATCGACCTACGCAGCGAAGATGGATGGAATTGCGGCGGGGGCGACCAACGTCACGAACACCAATCAACTGACAAATGGTGCCGGGTTCATTACCAGTGCCGGGAACTCTGCGACGACTTCGCAACGCACTTTTGGCAACGTCAGAACAGACGGCATCAATCGCGGCAGTTATGGGGCAATTTCAATCAGTGGCAGTGCCGGTGGTTACTCCGGGATCGACTTTACAGACTACAGCGCAACGCTGATGATCAATGCGTCACTGTCTGGCATCTATCGCGGGAATGCTTCTTGGGATTGGTACTGGACAGGAAACACTCTCACAGTGGGTGTCATTCCGTGGGCGAATGTCAGCGGTGTGCCAACGTCTTACCCGGCAAACGACGTTTATGCCTGGGCCAAAGCCGCAGCGAAGCCGACATATACCCATACGGAAGTCGGCGCACAAGTGGCCGGGTCTTACCCCACTGGTAGTGGAACCTGTTCTGGGACCAACACCGGGGACCAGACGAATATTTCTGGTAACGCGGCGACCGCAGGTGGTCTTGCTGTCGCTACTGGACGAAACAATGCGGCCAATCAGATAGTTCGCACTGATGTCAGCGGGTATTTGCAGACCGGTTACATAAACTCTAGCAACGGGAACGAAAACAACAATTCCAATGCCGATAGGGTGTGGGGTACAAACGGCTCAGATGATTATCTGAGAACCTATAGAACATCTGCATTGAGTGTTGATCTGGCATCAGCGGTGAAGACCGCAGCCGACGCATTCAACACCGCAGTGGAAGCCGCACAGGCCGAGTCTGTTGCTGTTGATGTGCGGATCAACTACGCACCGCCCACTGGCACCCCGGCAGCACCGGGCGCAATGGCATCCCAAGGCATCACGGTAACGACCTCGCTGCCGCTGCCACTTGTTTAACTCCAAGGAGCATCAATGAAATTATCGACCCTCGTTCAATCGGTCGCGCCCTCACTGCAAGCAGTAACCATCCCCCGGCAAAGCCGGGGGCTTTCAAATTGTGAGCCGCTCAAAGCGGCAAAACGGGGTCGCTAACGCGGCCCCAACTCTTGGCGCCACCGTTTCGGTGGCCGTTTATCTCCACAGCCC